ATTCTCTGAGGTGAATAACATATTCCTCATTTTGCATAAATGGTATTGTGCCATCAGAATTTAAATTATGTGATGATGACAATGGGTTAGTTGATTGTTTTAATTCAAAACCACTTATTCCAAAAGAAACAGGATATGTATTGTCTAAACGCCATTGATGCTGTTCTTCGATTTCAACTACGCCGTTTATAGTTCCAACATTGTCTGTTGGTTCTTGATTATAACCTTTATATCCAAAATTTCTGTACATTAATTGTTACTCACAAATCCAAGACTACTTGCTTCATCTGTTAGTGTTGAGGGGAAAACCCTACCTGTTCCCCATATAATTCTCACAGCACCATTTCCGCCATTACCAACTGGACCGGTCCCCAAATTTACATTACCTGGCCCACTGCCGCCGCCGCCATATAAGCCAGGATTATTGTTTGGGGAATTATTCACTGCATTAGAACCATTTTTTACTGATACGTTATATGTGCCTAAAGCAGTTGGGACTGCTTTATTTGCAGGATTTGGAGTTGGATTACTTGCGTGTCTACCACCAGATCCGGACTCACCTGGAGTTGAGGCGGTTACCCCTAAACCGTAAACACCAACACCACCGCCTGGTCCACCATTCATACCAGCTGATGAAGAAGTCCAACCAATATACCCATGCATCCCTCCGCCACCGAAAGGCGCAGGAGGCACAGATTGTAATTGTAAACCAGCGCCACTTGTTCCAGGAACAAATGTTATACCGCCACCATCGCCAGAGTATCCACCGGCACCGCTGCCACAGCCTTGCTCTCCACTTGCATAGGCATTGGTTGGATTATTTAGTGCTTCTGGTATATTGGCGTAGCCACCGCGCCCACCGCCATCACCAACTGGAGCAGCCGCTTGCACTTGAGCGCCATTTCCTCCCCAAGAGGCAGTTAGCCAATATCCACCTTCACCGCCACCCGCAGCACAAGTACTAGTATTGTTAAACCAACTTTGTTCGCCATTATCAGCAATAGTACTTGGAAAAAAACTATCACTAAAACCAGCGCCGCCAGCGCCAACTTTTAAATCATAACCTTGACCTGGCACAACTGGAAAATTGTTTTTATACGCTAAAGTTCCGCCACCACCACCATTACAGAAAAAATTTAAGAAAAAACCTTGTTGATAACCGCCACCGCCGCCGCCCACGCAAACAACGCTAACACTCAGAACCCCTGCCGGAGCAACCCAAGTGTAATTGCCTGGAATGTAATATAAATGCTCACCTGATGGCGCTGCGGGTTCGCTATGAAGTTCTGTGGTAACAAGACCAAATCTACCAGCATTCTTTTCTAAGTTTTCATTAGAACCTTTTAAACTGCCAAATTTAGTTACATTAGAGGGCATTTTTTACCTATGAAATTTCTTCGTAAGCAACAACTATATCAATATCACTGTTTGCAGATGCGACAGCTCTTATACTGTCGTTTTCTTCAAGATATATACCAGTGTCCCTAGATAAAACTACAAGAGTTGCATCTTTTGGGACCACCACAGTTTTTACTAAAAAATATTCGTTTGCTTGATTTTTAAATACAGAAACAGACGCATCAGCATCACTAGCACCGTCAATATTAGCGCAAACTATACTATTTATTTTGAATATCTTATTGCTACCACTGGCGTTTGTAACAACGTTAGCTGCCGATGTTGTAAGCGTCTGCCCATGCGTTTTTCCATTGATAGTGCTTATATTTACTATGTTAGGGTTTGCCATTCTGTATCCTATCCAAAACCAAAAATGAGTGAGTAAGCCAAAGTTTTACCAGGTGAAACAATATCACTTTTGGTGAAAGTAATGAAAACCACCGCGCTACCGCTTAAATTTAATAAAGAGCCTGTCGAGCTTTCAATTAGTGAACGGGTTAATGTCAACCCGCTGTGTGTGTAGACACCTTGTGATACCTCGAAAGCATGGCCATCTTCTATGACAAATTTTACAATGTCGCCATCAATTATGCCACCAGCACTAAACGTTTGAAAACCGTTTTCTGCCGCCCCTAAAGTGACATCACCTGTCCCTTGAGTGCTTGTCGCAACTTTAATTCTATTACCAACGGCTGGCATTTGTTAATCCTTATGCTGGGTCTGGAATGCCAACCGAAAGCGCTTGAAGGCTGAATGTGTTTCCGGTTGCTACACTTTGTGCGGCTGTCAATGCGCCCGTTGCTAGTAATCGTGAATTTACAGTATCCACTATTGCATACGTTGTGGCAGAGCCGGTGCCGGTGACACTTGCACCAGAAATGGCAGAAAGAGTGACTGAACGTCCTCCGCCTGTCCGATCCGCTGGAGATGAAATGGTTATGCCTGACGCGCTACCAAGAGTATATGTATTTGTGGCCTCAGTAAATGTTGTGGCTTCTGCGGATGTAATATGAACGGCATTTGCTTCGCTCGAAAGCGTCGAAAGCCCGTTGTCCAAAACTCTATCTGATATACTTGCCATTTTAGTAACTCCTTATGTGCATGCGACGACCGGAGCCGCCATTTTTGGCTAGTTCATTTTCTTGGTTTACGCTTTCTACAGACGATGAGTAGTAAGCTCCCCAAACTTGGATATTTTCGTTTTCCATTAAATATGGAGCTGAATGCAAAAGCGTTCCGTAAAGGTATACGTCTGGGTAGTTCGAGAGCACCCAATTTGTAGGATTGCTGTCATTTAAAGCGTCGAGTGTGCCATAGTATAAAATCTCTAAATCAAAAGCGCCGGCTGGAGTAGGGAACGCCTCAATAGCTCCATCAATTAATGCGTAAAACGATGGCTCTCCGGTGGTGTTCGAGGCGTCTGCTCTAAGTTTTGAAATTTCATTAGTACCAGCAAGTTCTAAAACTTTCGTGGCTGCCGTGTTTAAATGCAACCTTATAGGCGCAATAAAATCTACTGGCAGCGCGGTAAATTGTGTATCCAGGTTGGCAGTAGATCTTTTTTCCATTCGCCAATGCCGTAAATCTCTATTCATTTTGGCTTCGGCTAAACGAATAAATGACGGGATTGCCGCCGTTAAATCATCTCGGTTAAGAAAATTTGCGACTTCCGCTTGAAGCTCTGTGTAATTAGATAACGTCATTGCATCTTGCCCTCACGCCTAAAGTATTGCTCCAGCTCTTTGAATACCGGCCTGGTTGCCTGGTTATTAATATTGTCTAAAATTGGTATGCTGTTAGCGGATGATACATCAGGATAAGTGTCAGCTTTATATTCCAAATTGCTTAAAATTTGTTGTTCTGGCAAAAAATCAGCGCTATCAGGCGGAAAATCAAATCTCCCAGTAAAACTTTCTCCATCATCTAATCGTGTTTGAACCGTTCTAGCCTCAACCTCACCAGCTTCTCGCAAATACGCTTCGTATGCGTCTAAGTCGTTTAATTCTCTCGCTCTTTTTTCAAGATCTCTATATTCAAAAGCGTCAGATCTGTATTTATCAGCCTTCTTATCATGCCTATTAATTGCGTTTTTTATATCTTTAGGATTAGGAAAATTTCTTTTCATTTGGTCATAAAGAACTTTGTCATTAAAAGGCATTTCTTCAAGATTGGCATCTCTTATGTAACCGGCGGCGGAAGCAATCCAATTGTCACGATCTGGACCAGGCTTTTTAGGCATCACTCCTGATCTGTTTCTTATTTCGTCGCTGTATTTATACCAATCACCTAATCTATGAATATCCGCTGGCTTTGCTCTTCCGTCAAAAGCCTTTTTAATAATATGATCTAACTTATTGACATAATCAGCTTTGTATAATGGCTTCAATAAATCATATTGATGGTCAAAACTTTCACTAGCGTACTTGCCCTTTTGAGCTTTTGTAGTTGAGAATAAATTAGTTATAAATTTGTTTTTTTGATCTATTGAATAATCATAAGCAGGATTAGATCCACCGCTGAACCCTTCTTTATCCTGCACTGCATGCTGCACTTCATGCATTAACACCGATCGCATTTTTGAAGGGTCATCAATAGCTAAAGTAATAGTCTTTGAAGAAGGAGAAAAACTACCCCTACCTTCCATATCTAATTTATTTTTAAATTTAATAGGTGTCTTTTTTAGATTAGGATACAAAGCATATAAATCTGGGTGATCTAAATATTCTCCTAATTTTAATTCTGTGCCGGCTGGCACTGCATCCATCACTTTAGACTTTCTATCGTCAATCTCAAATCTAAGCTGACCATCTGCTCCCTTAAAAACGCCGGTTTGATTAAAAACTTCCCTATTATTTTTTCCTTGGGCAAACAAATCCTCCGCTTCATTAATTTTTCTAAATCGGTCTGTGTCGTGCAAAGTCCCCCTTTTCCCAGCAAATATTCTTGCAGTCGTAGGATCATAATTAAAAAGATTTTTTCCAGCTAAAAGGCCAGATGCACCCATTGCCAAACCAGCGCTCTCCATTCCAGCGGTTGCCATTTCATCAGATGGCATTGTGCCGCGTAAAGCTATTCCAGGATTTTCTAATCCTTTTGCGCCAAAAGTAATTGTATCTAACAAAGCTTGCGGCATTGCAAAATCTGCATCGCCTGATTTTAAAGATTCAAACAAAGACATACCTTCTGGAACAGAGGCTGGAAAATAGTTTGTCCGCCTTGTGCCTTCTGGAGCTGCAAAAAGTTTCTTTAAACTGCCGAAAATGCTGTTGTTGTCGTTATATTGACGCAAAAGATTATTAATTTCGTCGGCAGAACGATATTGCTTCTCCTCCTCAATAAACGAATTAAATTCAGATGGAGGCAAATCCAAAACATTGGCAACGCCTGGTTTTGTAGCCATCATATTCAT